TTATTTTAATAATTCAGGTGTTTCAAACCAATTACCAATTACTTGCATGTTTTTAAGATCTTCCACGAAATCAACATAATATCGACCTTTCAGGATTTTAAATGAACTCCAAATATATTTAACTTCATAATTTTCTATTCCATCTGAAATAATATCTGATTCAAAAATTTTCACCTTGTTTTTATCTTTTAAACCAGTAAATTGACAAATAGTTTCTGGAATTACTATTGATGAACGAATAGGAAACCCCTCTTCATCAACTGAAAAAATACGGTGATTTCCTTTTAATCCGTTGTCAATTGTTCCAGGCATTCTCATGAAAGCATAATAACCATAACTCCACTCAATTATGCCTCCTGTCTGTAAATTATAATAATTAGCGTTTATTGCTTTAAATTCTATTTCTCTATGTTGCATATACAAAAATAAGCATAAAAAGCCTCTCCAAACAGAAAGACTTTTTTAATTTTAATTTAATTCAGTTTTAAGCTTCATTTAAACTTACTTTACCCGTAGGTGATAGAAAGTATTTTTTAGCCGATTTTGGCATTACATTATACTTTGGTCTTCTCGCACCAGATAAACGGTTTTTTGCTATACGTGTGACGTTGTACTGGTTGGATTGATTTCCACCTACAACATGATAATAGTCTTTATCTTCACCTACATACATTCCAACGTGTCCGCCTCCTGTTCTTGTAAATACTAAAACATCACCTAAAACAGGTTCATTTACAGGAATTCCAAATTTTAAAAAACTGGAAGCTCTAAGCCTGTCATATCCTGTGAATGGAAGTTCTTTATGAGCAGTAATACAAATTGCTGATTGCGCTACTGCACACCATGCAACATCATCGTTTTTATAGATGCTTCGTACTCCTGCTGTTTCTGCCAACTTCAAAATTTCAGGATTGGATTTTGGTCCTGGTATTTCATTTGTGTTAAGCTTTCCGACACGGACAGCTTCTTTTATCATTAAGGGTGCATCAGGTACTGTACCTAGCCATGCATAATCATTTGAAATTTTCATAGAATTTTTATTTAAATTTTCTTCTTATAATCTCCCAGACAACAATTGAAAGAACACCGACTAGAATAAAGGCCCAAAAAGAACGTTTTTCCGTCTCAGTCTTAGTATTACTCGTTTTGGTATTAATTTTTGATTTTTTATCAACTTCCTTGGCCGTTAGAGTCTTGTTTTCTTTTTTCAGGGTTTCATTCTCCTTTTTTAAATTGGTAATTTCTATTTTGAGGGTTTCAATCTCCTTTTTAAATTCAGTTTCACTATTGAAATTCAAATCCGTATTATCATTTACCGGAATTGAGGTTTTGTTTCCTAAAGCATCAGTGAAGTTTAGATATCGGATTGTTCCGGGATCTGTACATCGTCCATTATTTTTAAGACTGAAATTTTGGAGAGTTGCAGCTTTACTTCGATCTACAGCATAGTTTGAAATTGAGTTTATAGAATCGGAAACCCTTTTTTGTGAAGTTATATTTTCCTTTACATCAGTTTTTTCAATAGTTTTTAAACCCTCTTCTAGCTCCGTTTGAGTTTTTCCCTTTTGCTTATGTTTTGTAACTCCACAACCACCAACTAAAATGAGTAATACAAAGAGTAATAGTAATTTTTTCATGTTGTTAAAAAGTTATTAATTGATTTAGAGCAATGATCCTTATCGATTGTGTTTAAGATCCAAGCAAGGCCTTTTCCTACACCTGATAAAGTTCCATCCCGTTCATTTTTCCCCAAAGCTGAAGAAATAGTTTCTTCGGGATTTCCAAATTGATAGCCTGTATGAATTATTAAAGTAAGATTCCACAGTTTTCGGAACTCCCTATTTCCAAACTTATCAATGTTTAAAGCAGTTGTTCTGAAATAGCCTTTTGCATGATCTTTTGATGTAAATAGAACTACAAAAAAATTAATTACTGTTAATGGCAGTAACAAGATATATGCAATTAAAAATAGTATCATATGCTATCAATTTGGGATTTATAAAGTTGTAAATAAAGAGGAATAAACCTCGCTATAACGTCTGCCAAATGAACCGATTTTGTATTGATAAGGAAGCGTATGTATTGTACGGATGGTAATTTGATGACCTGTTCCTTTTCCTCAATTAAATTTCCCTCATCATCCATAATTCTGAGAGTACCCTTTAAAAAACCATTTTTTCCAAGGATTTCCTCTAAATTTCCCTCATGGATCATCCAGTCAGGCATTTGGATACGTTTATAGATTTTATTATCTGACTTTAATATCAAATATTGGCGAACATTCACGTAGATACGGTCTTCGTCTCCCTCCATATCGGGTGTATTAAATCCGGTAACTACTAATTTTCTGGAAAACTGTGGAAATAGAGGGTGATCCGGTAACATGGTTTCATACCACGATTTACCAGTGTTTTTAATCGCGTCTACTATTGCCTGTACTTCAGGTGTTAATATGAGTTGTGTTTTCATTATGTTTTATTAAAATTTAAATGCTTGAACGATGGACCCGCTTAGGCTCTTTTGGGTTGATCCATTGGTTATTGCCAAAGAGAGACAAACTGCATCTGTATTGGATGTTATTGTTTGAATAAGTGTTGTTGATCCCACAGTCAAAAACTGTGTATATACATTCCCTTGTCTCATTAATACAATATTAGCACTCATCACATTGGTTCCGCCTGGTTCAATCTTAGTCCCGTTTGTTACGATGTTATTCCACATAATCGTAGAAAAATACCCTCCACTTTTTATATTAGAATTTACAATCCGTATGAAAGAATTATCAGAAAGTACCAACGGAAGAGTTGATATGATTAATCCTAAATATCCATAGAAATCAACTGTATCATGCAATGCATTAGAACCTGCATATGAATTTGATAAGTTATATTCCAAGTAAAAATTGGTATTTGCCGGAAAAAGAACATCACTTTTCATCGCACCTACGAATTGATTCGGTTCATAAGCATATGCCTTATTTGCCGTATTAGAACTATATGAGAATATCCCTCCATTGGTGGTGAAAATGGTGTTTTCTTGCCCTGAAGTAAATGCAACTTTTGACCAATTAATAGCACTAATATCTATACTCTCAATATTGGTCACAACATTGATACTAGATGTAGTTCTATGAGTCTGCGTAATAGGCGATATAGTACGAATTACTACATTGTATTGTGTATTGGCAATTAAAGTATCTCCATAAACAGAAACAATCATAGATTTGCCGTCCGCTGATGGTTGAAAACCTAAACAATCAACTTCACCTGTGCCAATGGGATTTCCAACAGGAATAAACTTAACGGAGGTAGATGTAGGATTTACATTTAGGTTCAAGCCCTGTAAAACCAAATAACGAACTACGTGATCATTTTTAATAACAGTAGGAGTTATTGAATAAACATTCGCTGATCCATTAGAGTACTGTCCATTCCAAGCAGATCCTAAACTGTCTTTTTGGGACGGCGTAAAAGATTGTATTAATGCCAACTGATCATCATAATCACGAAACATAACCATTCTTCTAGTACCAGTTAAGTCAGTAAAATGAAGCCTCCGGTTCCACATGGTGGTTTGATTCGGAAGTATTTCTGAATTATCATCAAAAACAACAGCCTTGGTACGGATTCTTCCATTGTTCAAATGAATCATTTCGCTTGGAGACGTTGTACCAATACCATACTTACCGGAATTGTTGTAAATGCCTGACTCAATAAAGTCCGTACTATTCCAGCATAGCAAATAATTAGCCGCAGGAGCAATGCTTTTAAAAGTTGTGACGGTTCCGGCTTGGTTGATGAAAAAATTGCCATTAATTGCAGGCTTATTCATTTTACTATCCAATGCAGTCTGTAAACCCTGAACCATTGCAATAGTAATGCTGGTAAGTCCGGTAGCAATATAACTACTCGCAGAAGTCTTGGTACCACCATTATAAATGTATAATGAATAATTTCCTGATCCGTCAGGAATCGCTATCATATCATTTTTTTGATAAACATAGTTAGCAGAATTGGCCATAAAGGCTGCCAATGAAGTTTCTGCAACCGTAATTAGTTCAGTCAATCCGATAGCTTCAATTTTATCGGCCCTGATTTTCCCGTTTAGGACATAATCAGCGAGCGCCATATATAGGTTTTTAACCTGATCTTTTCTTAAAACGTTTCCAACGAGATTATTTCCAGGATCATCAACCGTAGCAATATTGCTCGGCAGATCACCAACGCCTAGTATGTCTTTCCAAGCAAGGATATTTTCACTATCCAGATTGCTTGCATCTTTTTTTGCCAGATAAATAGAGTGTGCATCAGTATCAGTTAAATGTTGATTGTATACACTTTTATCGACCTTTCCATCAAAGGAATTTGACAACCCATCAATTGCATCCTGCTTAATTTTAGAGTCCTTATGCCAAAAGGAGTCGATCAGCTCCCAAAAATGGGTTTGTGTTGGTTTTTTCTTGGTGCTGAACCATTCGTTAAGTATTGTTATTGGTTTTGACATGGTAGTTTTTAGTTAAAGTTGGGTTCAATAAATAATACGATTCGCCCCGGATTCAAAATATCGAGAGCTTCTCCGTCTCCGAGGGCTTTAGTTTTCACTTCGTTGGGGGTAACATTGGAACCAATATTATCGGCCGGCCAATCATCGGCATACCCCCCACCACTGTAGTATAGGTTTGTTCCAATATTAATATTGGGAAGATTTTTCTGCTGGATAATGGCTGTTTTACTACCAACATTACTATTTAATACATTGAATGGGGATTCATTAGGATCCCAGCCATAAATCGTTTTATGTCTGAAGTCTGTGCATTCTTTCCATCCGGCAGGAATATCGACCAATGGTTTGCGCCAAACCCACGCAATACCACCATTTTCTATTGGTGCCGTTTTGAGTTCTAATAAATTTATACGATCAAGCACAGCATTAAGTTGTTGTTTGGTAGCACTATTTTCTACCTGTACCTGAATTTCCTTTAAGGGCTTTAACTTTACAAAATCCGCCCAATTATATGTGGTTGCCGAATTCCCAAATTGAACCGTTTTTTTATAAATAAGGGTTTTAGTTTCGGTATTTTGAAATGTTTTTGATATTGCTTGCTCATGAATATAAACGGTGCCTGTATCTTGACCGCCTAAAAATTCATACAGTTTACCATTTATCGCAACAATACCAGGATTAACATTGTTTCCGATTTTATTGCATCCGGATAATATTGTCAAGCTTCCTGCAAGATCTCCCAAAACCTCAAAAATGCCGAAAGCCTCTTCAATAAGAGCCATCAGATCATTGGTAAGTGGCACACCGCCAGTCTGTAGAAAATCAAATTTATATTTCATTGTTTATTACTATTTGGTATTGTTTACTTTGGAGAATGTAAAAATCAATTTCAGCTCTCAACTGGATTTGATTAATTCCTGAATTAGGAATTTCTACAATGAAATCATATTCACTGTATAGTTCAGCTTCTGTATACAGATAAAGTGGTTTTTCATCACCATTTATCCATTTCATTTTATTTGCTGTATTATCGCTATAATAATCCGGGTTATTAGGATCTATCTCCGAATCGGAATAGATGTATAAACCATTATAGATTATTGATTTTTTAATTTTTATTCGTCTGTATAGAGCATCAAACTTGTCATTCAATCGGTACTCAATAGAGCATGTCTGATAGTTAAATTTTAATTTTATAATGTTCTGATCTCTATTCTGTAGAAATAGTTGATACAAATCACTCAATGGCGCGATAAATGCTAAAGTCCATGCTGCAAAAATATCGTCCCTTAAAAAGGGTGGAATAAGCTGCAAGGCATGTTTTTTAAGATTTAAATCAAAAATTTTCATTACGCGGGTTCATAGATTATATATTCAATGCCAGTCCAATCATCTATTTTAAAATAACCAGACTCCGGGATCTTTGAAATTGTAATTGGCTGAAAATCTCCATACCCGACACCCGGAACAATCCATTTGCTTTGAACCTGTAGGTTCTGAAGATCATTAACGCCCTCAACATTGAGGATTGAAGCCTCCAGACGTTGTACAGATAGTTCACCATTGTATTGTAGGTTTTTTAAAAATGCTGTAATTGCATCCTGTACAGGATATTTTCCGTCGGTAATTCGGGTACCATCTGCAAGAATTATAAGGGGATCATAACATATTTTAAAATTGATCTTCAAAATGTCCGGAAGAAAATTCACAACCTTGATATTGTCTCCGGCTGCCTGTGCCCGTTCAATAAAACCAGTAAAGGCAATACCTATATTATCCGAAACCGGAACAATTTCACCATTTTGATCTGTGGCAATCTTCATGGATATTAAAATATCATTACCCACCTTGGTTCTTGTTACTGCTGCATACTTTATCACCTTTGAGGCTAAAACCTCATCAGGTGTTGCCGTACCATTATTAAAGTCACGTTTTACCGGATCAAATGGGAAACCGTACTGAAATGACAGTGCAAGGTTTCTATACCAATAAAGGTTAGGAACCTTTTGGTTAATGATCATATCTCCAACCTCTTTTTTGTGAACATCAAAAATTGATTCCAAGGTCCATACAATCAAGGTTAAGACATCAAAAAAGATACTTTCAAAAGAAACAATTGAAAATTGATCTTCAAAAGAAGCATTTTCGTTCAATTCATACCAATTTCTAATGGCAGGAAAGGACATAAATGCATCTGTCATACTGTTTTTTATCTCTGATATACTACGTGCCATTAGCTTACTATAAATGTTTCTTCAATAATCCAATAGCCTATGCCATCCTGTGAGGATAAGTCTTCGTCTGTATTACGAAGTGCTGTGGCTGGCTTATTATTTTGATTAAACAGGTTTACATTATCTTCATCCTGTATGTTCTTATTTTTAATCTCAGTACCTATTGCAATATTGTCTGTAAGTGACATGTCATTCAATACAGCGGCATTAATAACTTCGTCAAATGATCCGGACTGCTGAATGATAAGGTCCAGAAAGTTCTGACCTTGCTGTTTTTTATTCGTATTCTGCATCAATTGAAAATTTAGTAAGGTTATACAAATCCAAATGCTTCACTACAAGACCATCCTTGGCAAATTGAGACTTAATGAGATGGCGATATTGTAAAAGATCCTCATCTAATAAGGCACTTCTAATCCCAACACCAACCGAAAGTTGATTTTTTAAATCACCAGGTTCAGCGATTAGAATTGAAGCCATGTTTTGCTGGAGGGTATTTCCCAAAACAAGCCCCGAAGTAATACGTCCGGATGAATCCCTCTTGATATTGATATCAAGAGCGAAAACCCCATTGTTCTTGCTGATGTACTGGATACCAAAATCTTTTTGTTTCATTACTCTAATTTTCCTGTAAATTCTCCCGTTACCGGATTTGCCCCTGCCATAAGTCCCGTAATGTATTTTATAGTGGCTTCTTTCAGCCAATCTTCCAATACATCAATCAAGCGATCTGCAAATTCTTCAGTAGAATTCTGATCTTTAGTCATCATATCTTCAAGGATATTTTTAACTTTTACTTTAGCCTCTGCCTTTGATGCACTTAAACTCATTTTAAAATCTTTTTAAACTTCGTTTCAAACTCATTAATTGCCGTCATGGAATCTGGTAAAGGTGTCCCCGATGGTCCTGATGGCGTATATACTTTCAATTGTTTTAATAAGGTGGAGAGATCCTGCATGATATCAAACAAACTGGTTTCTTCATTCTTAATTTGGACCTTACCATCGGTACTGTCAATTTTAACAGTCAAACTATTTTCATTGAAAGTTATTTTTTCGGCCTGATCGCACTTTATTACTGTCAAATTATCAATTGTCGTATCGGTACTTATCATTAGTACTGTACTGCCAATTTTTGGTACGACAAGTAGATGATCGTTCCCGTCTGTAGTTGCCTTTAATCTAACATCCGACACCTTAAAACCATCTGACAATTGAACCGTACAGGTGTCACCCTCAATAGACACAACAATCCCATCTATTGGGAGATTGGGATCAGCGGAAACAATATCCTGAATGTTTTTAGCGAGCATTTTATATTTATCCATGTCCTAACCAAAGTGATGGGGTTACTGTTCGTACACCGCCTGATTCTGAAAACTTTGTAACTACACTTTCAACATAATATCTACCATCCTTGTAGGGATAATCTTTATCATAGATACCAATACTATAACTTGGTTCACAATACGGTATTAACCAGGCGTCAAAACTTCCCTCATACCCTGACATCATTTTATTTTTATATTCATTATCAGCGATCATTTTGATAGCTGATTTGCTCATTCTACCTACCTTTTTAGTAACCTTTTCACCGCCTGTTGTTCCTGTACTATAGTTTAATGTCTTTCCATCTGCTCCAACACTTTCGATGGTTACTTCCACCTTTCGGTCTTCAGCAGTTTTGAATTCCAAAGAGCTGCTTTCGATATTATGCTGCATACTATATAAAGTTTCACCACTTTTTTGCGTAAATGCAGGATGAATATGGAGTTCTTTTTTTGCCATATTGAAGTAAATGTCGGCTCCTGTTTCCTCCTGGATCTTTTTCAGAACATCATAGCCCGTGGCTTTGTATATGGTAAATTTTTCATAAGAAATATTATAGTCACTTACCAATTTAAAAGCCGGATTAATATGATTGATTAAGTACTGTGCTAAAGTGTTTACATTGGTTTTTTTAAATGTCTTATTGGGAACTCCATTTCTAAATAAAAACAAACCATCTTCACACTTTATCTTCAAGGAACTGTCCTGTGTGATAATTTCCTTTACATAGCCCTCAAATTCATTTCGCAGATCGTTATCATAACCTAATTTTATAGTAACCTGATCCGCTCTTTTAATAGACTCCTGAATATTCAGAACTTTATTAAAGTTAGCTTCCGGAAGAACAATTGTTGCAAAGTCACAAAGATTCTTCGTTGATTTTTCAATCTCACATTCTGCCAAAATTCCAAGGTTCCAAACCCCTGTTTTGGTTTTAAAGCTGATATCCCAATTAAGTTGATACATAATGACTATTTGTATTTTTCATCAGTTCCGCCAATGACATCACCTACGTAAAGCGATGGCTTTTTCTTTCTTTTATAGATAAGGTCATATGGAAAATCACTTTTTGCACGAATCTGATATGCCTGAACATATTCACCTTTAGTGAATGGAAAGGACATGTTTGTTATAGCTATTCTACTAATACCTAATATTTGAAATGGCTCACAAAAAACCTGAATAGCTTCGGCTGACATTAAGTACTTTTTAAGCCGCTCCATATCTTTTATGGGGTAGGTTTCCGCGGGTTTTCCTCTCATAATTGGACCATAAAAAGCACCCGAAATGGTAATATCGTAGTCATCTAATGACCATCGCTCTTTTATTGAACCTATTTGATTAGTTCCGGCCTTAGCGATATAACGTTCTGCTAAACGAACATTTGACTGAATATCTATATATGGCTCCCAAGGTAATAACCATGGGTTTTCATCTTTTGTAGTTTGTAATGAAAGTGGAAAAAATTGATCGTTTACTGGCTTTGCCTTATCTGTTATCCATCTGGAAACCTCATCATAATCATCTGATTCATGAATTGAGTGTGGCTTATTTTGAAACGGCAATATTGATATTGGTGGTGTTACATGTTTTGCAACCTCATTTTCAAAGGCTGCAAATCTTGGTATTTGCTGAACGGCTTTACTTCCAAGTAAAGATCCGAGTAAAACATTTTCATTCGTTAGTATCATGACGCTGCTGTTGTGGCTGATGCCGTTGCTCTTAATAGTTCATCTAATATTTGTTGTCCCGCTGTGGTAGCAGCAGAACTTTGGGAACCGTTATAACCCTTTATTCCAATCTGTTCCTGAATATGGATAGTTATATAATTATGTTTTGTTCCACCTGTAGCAATTGTGTCAGAAGTTTTTTTAGCTTTCTTTTTGGCTTCATCATCTCCATCTCCTTTGCCACCAGTACCACCAGTGCCACCAGTACCCGGAATACCTACAGGAGCCTCAATACCAGATTTCTTTTCGGCATCTTTAGCATTTTTATTTTTTGTGTATTCGTTAGAACTCTTTTGTCCAGCTGACATTGCCCCTTTCCAACCATTTTTCACCTGATTAAGTGCTGTCAGTGTGGATCCGGCACCTGTCAGGTCCATCGCTGCTTTCTTCCCTGTTTCCCAGGCGGTCTTCCAATCTCCCTTAAAGAATGCCAATAACGCTGCGCCTATTCCTGTAACTCCGGATAGCATTTCCTTAAATCTATTGATGACGTAATCCTTTATGACATTACCAAATAGTTTCATGGCTTCCCAGCCTTTGAAAATTACTGTCCTGAAGCCCTCAAATTTATTCCAGCACACCGCAACAATCGCAATTAATGCTACGATTCCCGCGACAATCCAAACAATTGGAATCCCCCACATTGAAGCTGCCAAAACCCTTGATGATGCCGCTGTAATCGCGTTCCATAAATTCTGAAGCCTTTGCGCTCCCACTAATTTGGTAACTGCTGATGAAGTCAGGTTATACAACGGGGCCAAGCCTGCTACCATCTGGGCTTGTTGAGAGACAATTTCAGCATATCCCATCATACCATTTGAGGCATTGAACAGGGTGATTTTGAAATCATCAATCTGTGCCTGTAGTCTCTTGTTTTTTTCCTCAGGGCTTTCCATGATGATGGCTGCCTGTTCATAGGCAACGCTTGTACCTTTTACCGCCTTGGTTAACTTGTCAACTTCAGAAGTTTGTGAAATCAATGCCAATGCAGCATTGGAATTTTCCTTGCCGAATACAGCAGACATCAACGCAGAATCATTAAGCAAAGGCTTTAACATGTTAAGCCTTTGAGTTAGTGAAAGGGATGGATCACTTAATTTATTGATATCAATTCCCAATCCCTTAAATTCAGCACGTACTGCCTTTGGCAAGAAACGCCCTTGGCCTAGAGTGGCCAAGACATTACGCAGGGCAACACCGCCCTCACTTCCTTTTTTACCCGCCTTGTCAAGAACCTGAATTGAGGCGTTCGTTTCTTCAAAGGAAACCCCAGCGGCCTTGGCTGCCATCCCAGACTGTTCAAGAGCCTGTTTAATCTGTGGTAATTCAGCGGACCCTTCTCCGGCAGCAGCGGCCATGACATTCATCATAGCGGCCATTATCTTTGATGCCTTGGTAGGATCTTCTAATGAGATTCCGTACTGGTTCATCGCTGTTGTAAGAGTTTCAGTTGCTGCTGTTGTATCTCCTCCCATTAATTTGGACGTGTATCCAACTGTCTCCCCCATACTTTTAAGGGCTGTAGGAACCTTGGCTATTTCCGGAGATAATTGTCCCAGGATTAACTTATAGGATTCTACACCCTCAGATGCTGAACCCCCAAAGGTCTTGGCTGAATTTCTCGCATATCCCTCAATCTCCTTTAGCTTTTGCCCGGCAACCCCAGTCATGGCCTGAAGATCATGCATTGAGGTGGAAAGCTTCATTCCCGGACCGTTCAACTGAGTGATTGATGTACTGACCTTTTCTATTTGATCAATTACAGCAGACATCTTAATGGAGCTGATCTGGCCCTGAATATTTTTAACCATGTTAGAAGTTTTCTTCTGAACATCATTGACCTGTGCAACGACTGCGTTTTGCCCTTGCATTTTTAGGAGAATGTTATACAGTAGATCGTTATTCATGGTTATTAGTTCTCGTTATTAGTTTCCGTTTTCTTTTTTTCTTATGTATTTAAGTTCGGCAATACGTGCCGCCCATTGCTGATCGGTTAGCGAGTCTGGATCAATATGGAAATAGTATCTTAACTGTGCATCGAATATTCGTAGCAAGTCTTTTTTTTCGTTTACCTCCGCCCGCTCTATAGCTTTACCATTTCCACTTCTACCATTTCCACAAGGGTTGGTAAATACTGGGATATCGACAAGAAAAGCCCCGTATCGGTTTTGATGTCTTCATCACCAGCAAGCCAGCATTCACTTAAAATCACTTCATTGTACTGTAGTGGATCAGTTTGCGCTGCAACAGCGGCATAGCTTAATATTTGGCGGGTTGGTTTTTTCAGGTAACACTGTTTATCCTTTCCTACTTTGAAAGAGAAAATTTCACCGTGTTCTGCTTTCCAGGCGTTAATCTGATTTTGTAAACTACCTGCTTTCGATACTAGATCTTGAATTAAAGTTTTGTTTTTTTTCATTAGATATCTTCTTCGATGTTAAGGGCGATAAATGGAAGAGTAATTTCCATGAACTTATCACCTTGTTTTAATTCCTTTGATGCTTCGGTGAACCTTAAAGATTCAATTCTATCAGTGATCATGGCATCACCCTTTGTAGGATTGCCATAATTCTGCAAGCCATCCAACATAAGCGGAAAAATACTTCCACCTCCAGCTTTCACCAGCTTTTGATACTCCGACTGGAGCATGGTGATTTCACCCTCGTAAGCCTCATTGCCGGACTGAATCGCCACAGGTTGGCTTCCCTTGGCATAGACGGCTTCTCTTTCAATTTTTGAGGTATATTTAATCCCACGATATCTTACCATATCGCGATTACCAAGAATCAGGGTAAGATCACCCCATTCATATTCTCTTCCTTGTATTTCTACTGCCATGATTTTAGTTGATTTGTACATCAAAGCCTAGTAGCAATTCAGTCCATCTATTGTAACCAAACTGTCGGATTGCCAATATTGCCTTAATTTTTGATGTTGTAATTATGTTCTGATTAGGATCTACGAAACAGCGAACGCCCGTATCTTTCTTGTCGGTTTCATCTTTAGAAAGATCTTCCGGCATAGTGGTAGCAACTTTTCGAGCAATTGCGCTTTCCATGTTTTTTGCATAGATCGCGTTTATTTGTCCTGTCTTAGTGGTTGGTACTTCATCCAGTTCAAAATCCAGTAACGCATCATATGCAAGTCTGTATGCCTCATTAATGGTTCTACGATGGGTTAGGTAATGATAATCATCACTCACAGGACACGCCAGTGAAGCATCCATTATGTAGTAACCGGAACGGCTCTGATGTGTTGTAAAGGTGATATAGCCTTTATCATATAGTGCTTCAGTATCGAAGTCATCAACATCACTGTCTTTAATATAAAGAATTGGTGCAGCCAATGATCCGTTTCTAACCTTACCCGGATTAACCCTAACAGGATAAGCAGCCAGTCTTCCGGCCAGTACTCCAATAGCGGCACCCTTTGATGATGTAGTCCCGCTTCTTGATTCGGTATCACCAATTAGAATACCCACGGAATTGAAATCATTGGTTTTCAAATCCGGAAGATCTACCTTATTACCTGTAAAGTCGTATCCCTCAAGAATAGTAAAGAATGGAGCATACTTTTTGTTGGTATAATCATCAAACAATGTTTGGGCTTTTCCGGCAGCCAGTAAAACATCGGCATCCATGCCGTCAGTTACCACAGGGGCTGCTGTAGGATCATATACGGTGAAAAGTCCCCTAATTTTACCCTTGGCCTTATTTAAGAATGTTTCAACTGGTGCAACACCATCCACAGGAGTAAACCATTCAGATGTTTTTGTACTTTTTGCCATTCCAAAAATCCAAAGCTCAGATCCAGATCCCGCCTCTTCATAGAATTCATACAATGCCTTATATAGCCTGTGGTTGTCGATTGAATCGGTTAACTTCAGAGCGGCAACATCAAGCATGGATTTAACCTGATAGGCAGTACCTAACTGGAAACCATCATTAATGGCAACCGCTGAAGCCACGATACCAAAGCAACCGCTGTCTAGTGGTGTTACCGCTCCGATAACACCATTATTAAATGATATTGAAATTTTTGGCTTCATGTAAATTGTTATTTTTGAAGTTCAGCGATTCTTTTCTGTAAGGCATTAACCACGGTTGTACGTGGGAGTTCCAGACTTTCTTCAGCTGCTAAATAGTCCTGTGCTGTTTCCAGATCCATTTCTGCTGTTTTGGAAATGATTTCCTTGGCGGTTTCCGCTTTTTGTTCATCATCATCAGATTTGTAAACTGTTTTTACTCTTTGATCCTTTAAGGTCCTGGCATATGTAGCAGCCGTTTCGGGTTTAAAGAATGGGGTTCCGTCAGAAGTTTCATAGTATTCTGACATGTTTGGGTATTGTTTGAATAGATCACTCATGGTGTCGTAGTTTTTCCGTTAAGTTGTTTGTATTTTTGAAGCTCAGTGATCAAAGCTTTATTCTGTTCAATGAGTTCACTATTGGTTTTTTGCATTTCACTGTTAATCCTTTCCATTTTTGAAACCTGATCCTCTAATTTTCCAATTTCTGCAATGGCTTGCTTGTACAGTGAATTCAATTTATTGGCTTCATCAGTGGCTTCTTTCCACTGATTGGAAATGTATTCGTGCTGTTCCCGAAATATTGTAACAGCCTTTTCAACATTCTCTAGTTCCGAGGTTTGAGTGTCTGCGAGGTTTTTCCGTCTGGCCGCAAACCATGCTCCCATTGAAGTAATAATGCCTACTAAGGCTGTTAAATATATTTCGTTCACAATATGGCTATTAGATAATTGCAGCTACTTTTTCAGCTCTGTATGGTGTCACAATATAATAGTGACGGTAAGCTAAATCGTTGGATTGTCTGGTAGGGTTGTTTTCAGCCTTAACAAAATACTGCTTGGTAATACCTGTTTTTTTGGCAATCCCCTCTTTGTTGAAGATTACGGAAGCAACCTTATCTGTAGCATCTTTAATTGAACCATACGGTTTTTTAGCCTTGGCAGATGTATAAATTGGCATTTCTCCCTCATATTGGTGAATCTCAAACCCGGCAATTCTAGGCGCTGGCTTACCAGCTGCATAGTCTACCAATTGGTTACCAAAATTCTTTCTATCAAGCAATAGGTCATTCCAGTGGGTTTCATTAAGCACCAACCTGCATGGACCAAATCCTTTACAAGCTTCTTTTGCTCTTACGATATCATCGTATACAAGCCTTGGACGGGTTCCATCCATTAGCGGATCTGTTGATCCTGCCATTAATCCAGTAGCTTCAATTACTGGTGTTTTTACCGTATGAGTTAACGGACCAATGGAGTGAATTGCCCTCTGGTACTTTTCAACATTGATTCCCCTTGTCATTGACTTGGTAGCGGTATCAATTTTATCATACGATGCACCTAATGTGTCATCATCCCTTAAGGTTACTACCTTAGTCTGATACTTATCCAATTTGATTTGTACAGTATCGTCAGTATATTCCTGAAAGGCGATTGGGTATGTATTGTTATTGACAAGGATATCAACTTCAAAATCCGTTACAGGAACGTAGATAATATTCTGTTCTGTGGCAGATCCTCCATTTACAACATGAATTTCAGCGTTTAGTTCTGCAATTCCATCAAGGAAAGAAGCCTGCTCTGCATTATTTAGGTTTTGGATTACACGGTTTAACCATGCTTCCGGAAAATTTTGTGGCATTTTTATATAATTAAAATGGTTATTAGTTTTTTAAAAAAAAAAAAGCTCCTCCGTAAAGGAGCTTTCCAACATTAAAATTTAAACTATGAGAAATTGCTTACTTAAAAAGAGCTTGATATTCGTTTGGATAAGTGGTTTTAAAGGTCAATTGAGCCGATAGATCCAATTTTTGGAAATCATCAAATGTCTTAACGATTCCGGGACCTGCCGGATTGTTGATTTTCGCACCTAGATTCCCTTTTTCAGGAACGGCTTCGATAATACTTTTGTAAAGGTCCGGCTGTTCAGCATGAAGTTTAATGAAGTCTGTTCTTTTGGTAGCGTCAATCTTACCAATTTTAATATCGGCATCAACTGCATCGGCTGATAATTTCGATTTCTTTTCTTTGTCGAGGTCTTCAAATGCCTTTACTTTTGCTTTTTCAGCATCCAGTTCTGACTTTAATTTGATGATTCCATCATTGACTAGATTTTCATCATGTTCCAGTGTGTTACCAGGTAGATTTAAAGCAGCTACGGCTGACAACGTTAATGTTACTTTTTTCATTGAATTATTAAGGTTAAATTTTTGTGAATCAGATGCCATCAGTAGAATTTCAGTAACTTCATTTTCTGCGAACTCTTTAATGCTATTTTCTGATGTGGCATAAAGTTTTACTGTCAGAGCGTTTGCATTGTTTGGTATTGCAACGATTGATGCTTCCATTATTTCAGCTTCTACAAGATCATAGATATCATCAGGTGCCAAAACAAAATTGTTCATTGAAAAAGGATCAAGTCCTAAACTGGCACCCTTTATAAATTCCCTTTCAACTTTTCCAGCTATTAATGCAGCGTTTGGATCATCCATATCAAAAACCGCCTCGGCAGTTAATAAATGGCCCTCGATCTGAATATTTTCCCAGCGGCCAATTACTGCCTCATTACCTGGTTTATGAAAATCCAAAATCACTGGATTATTAATAAAGCGTGAAAGCTTTAACCCAGAGTTTCGCACTCTAAATCCGAACTGGTTGATCTTTGTTTCATCGTTAAGTATGAATTTCTTTCGAGACATTTTTTGTCGTTTTACATGGCAAAGATTTGACGATATCATCTCGAAAAAAAAAAAGTGACCAGAAACTGAACACATGTGTTCAGAAACTGTACAATGTTGTTCAGAAACTGAACACATTCTTTTGCACAGGCCCTGTAAATGGCAATTTTGCTCATGAAATAAATACCATGGGCTTAAAAAAAACAGAACAAAAGGAATTTGCAAAGTTCCTATTCACAGAAAAAAATCTTACTCAAAAGGAAGTTGCCGAAAAGGCTGGAGTAACGGAAAAAACTATTGCCAAATGGATATCTGCCAATGATGGAGAATGGAAAAAACTGAAAAAATCATTGATGGCAACAAAAGCCAATCAAATCAATTTACTATATGAACAGCTGGATAGACTAAACGATCATATTACTACTCGTAAAATCACATATGATGTTCCCGAACATCTTTTAAAACCAATTAAGGTCCAGCAAAAGGATGGTTCTGAAAAATTGGAGTATCAAAAATATGATGAAAAGGATTATCCGGTCAAAATCGGAAACTACCCAACATCTAGGGAGGCTGATATGATTGTTAAGATCACCAATGCCATTAAGAAGCTTGAAAATGATGTTTCTGTTGGGGAAACCGTAAAAATTGCAATGACATTCTGTGAATACGTCAGGGATATAGATTTTCCACTTTCCAGAAAGATCAGTGAGTTATTCGATATGTTTATAAGAGAACAGATGAACCATGGCTAAGTTATCAGACAAAAAGCACCTTGATAACTGGGATCTATTTCGAGAAAATATGTCGAAAGCTACTCCTGTTGATCTCAAGGAAACACAACAAGCGAAGCAAAAAAGGATCGCTAATTTAGAAGCTGATCCTGAAAAATGGTTTGCTTACTACTTTCCAAACTTCTATACTCATAAACCAGCCCCCTTTCATATTGAGGCAACGAAAAGGGTTACACAAAATAGTGAATGGTTTGAAGTCCGGTCATGGTCACGAGAGATGGCCAAGTCAGCCCGTACCATGATGGAGGTTCTTTACCTATGCTTTACAAAAAAGAAAAAGACCTGGTTAATGGTCTCCAATACAGAAGACAATGCCATCCGTTTACTTGCACCGTATAAAAATATTCTTGAATCCAATAATAGGATTATAAGTGATTACGGGGTTCAAAAGGTTGTCGGTAAATGGAGTGATAACGAATTTACTTCCAAGTTTGGTTTTTCTTTTCGTGCATTGGGTGAAGGGATGTCTCCAAGGGGTACCCGTAACGATGCAGCCCGTCCGGACGGTATCTTGGTCGATGACTTTGATACAGATGAAAAATGTAGAAATAAGGACAGGGTTAAGAATGCAACAGACTGGCTTATGGAGGCGGTGTTTCCTACAAGGTCGGTTTCTGTAGATCTCTTAATCATTGTTAATGGTAACGTAATCCATAAATATTGTACGATCACCATTCTGGGTGAAATGGCGGATTGTTGGGAAAAAATAAGCCTTACTGATGAAAAAGGAAATTCCAATTGGGCAAAAAATACCAAGGAGGCCATACACCGGATGTTTTACAATACTTTGGGAAAACGGAAAATGACCGAAAGGGCAAAACAAAAGGAGTATTACAACAATCCCAATGCAGAGGGTGACACGCTGAAGCAATTTGTATGGGGGAAATGTCCACCATTAAAGAGCTGTGAAAAGGTTGTTACCTATGCCGATCCATCACCATCAAATAAAACCGAGAAAAAGAACAGCTCAAAGGCTGTTGTTATTGTTGGCTTATATGATGGAAAATACTACATCTATAAGGCATGGCTTGGCAAGGCTACCAATTCGGATTTCGTTGGATGGATTGGCCAAGCCTATAACTATCTCGATAGACATGGAATTGACACCAAGAAAATGTTTATCGAAAACAATACCCTACAGGATCCCCACTATCAGCAGGTCATAAAGCCGTTGCTTGAAAAATACAGAAAGAATAAGGGTGTTAAGCTACCACTGCGAGAAGACAAGCGAAAAAAGGCCGATAAGTTTGAAAGGATTGAAAACATGAAGGATGACAATAATGATGGAAACATCATTTTCAATGAAGAGGAAAAGGACAATCCAATGATGATATTACTGGAGGATGAATGGCTGGGAGTTTCTCCGGAATCAAGGGAAATGGACGGTCCGGATGCTGTGGAGGGAGCCAAAACAATGATTGATACCAGGGTACAAAAAGAGGGGCTGGATTATGCAGTTCAACAAGTTGAAGACCGAAAATACTAATAATTATGTTTTTAAATATTACAGATCTGGGAGCAAACATTTATGAATACCAGATCGAAGAGATCACAGAGGGCAACGATGACATTGTTTATCAGGGCCTACAGGCTGCTGAAGAGGAAATACGGAGCTATCTATCCGGCAACCATAAAAGGGAGTGGAAAGATGGTCGTTTACTCTATGATGTTGATAAAATATTAAGCCAGACAGGATCCGCCAGAAATGCGCTTATTGTTCGCCATGGAATCACGATTGCAAAATTCTACATTATGGATCTGAGCAATGTTGATATCATCATGGAACAGGCAAAAGAACGGTATGACCGTGCAATAGCATGGCTTAAAAAATTGGGAAATGGTGAACTTAATTTAAGTACACTCCCTACAATTGAACCGGATCCGGATGATGGTTCCAGTGATGATACAGGACCGTTCCTTTATGGTTCCAGAACAAAATTCACACACGAATAAAACACTACTTATGTCTCGAAGAAACCGAAATAAAGGAGGTCAGCACAATCTGGCAGCCAAAACAGCAGGAAAATCAACCGGAAACAAATTGCTTCCGCAGATCATTGAAAAATCAGTCAGCCAAACAAGGCAGGACATTGCCAAATGGCGAACAGCCCTCAATGGAGCAAGGAACACCGACAATCCTGCTGTTTACATGCTTTATCAGCTGTATGAATATATTCTTGATGATACACAACTAACCTCACAGATAGAAAACAGAATACAGGATTCTCTTGGCTCTACATTTAATCTTAAAAAGAAAGGCGGTGATATAGATCAGGAACTAACTGACAGCCTGCAAAATTCAGAGCTTTTCAATGAATTGATTAAGCAGATCATTAACACTCGTTTTTATGGTCACTCATTGGTAGAGCTTGATTGGAAACAGGAGGGGTTAAATGAACCTCAATTAATAGCTGAACTGATTCCCCGAACCAATGTATTGGCTAAAAAGGGAACGTTCTTACCTGACTATAATGAAGAAAAGGGCGTGCTGTACCGTGAACTACCGGAATTTGGAACATGGCTGTTGGAGTTTGGAAAGCCGGGTGAAATTGGGCTGTTAAATAAGGCTATTCCACATGCACTATTCAAAAGATTCGCGCAAAGCTGTTGGTCCGAATTGTGTGAGATCCACGGGATTCCACCAAGGGTAATGAAAACAGACACTCAGGATCCGGCTTCAATGACAAGGGGGAAAAAGATGATGCAGGACATGGGGGCCGCTGCGTGGTTCATTATTGATTCTACGGAGGAATTTTCATTTGCCAACGGAGTGCAAACAAGTGGCGATGTTTATGGAAATCTATTAAAGTATTGTGACCAACAGAATTCGCTGTTAATTTCCGGTGCCATCATCGGACAGGATACAGAACATGGATCAAGGTCCAAGGACGAATCCGGACAAAAGATGTTGTCAAAATTGGTTTTGGCTGATATGGCGATTGTAGAAATGTACATGAACACCAAGGTCATGCCGGCACTGGCACGAATCGGGATTGTTCCTGCTGATTACGTTTTTGGATGGGAAATTTCAGAGGATCTTCAGACACTTTGGCAAAGAACCCTTCAGGCGTTGGAATATTTCGATGTTGATCCGGAATGGATGAAGGAAAAGTTCGGTATTGCCATCATGGGTAAAAAAGAAACAGCGATTTCAGCAATTCAAGGCAGTAACCTCAATGCTGCTGAAAGTTTTTTCGTGTAAGGGCTGATGGTCATCGGCCTGTCAGCCCTGCAATATACTTTAGTGGATTACATCTACGATTGTCATCGCTCTATGAATGTGGCTGTGATAATTGTAAGGCCGAAAGAATAACCCTTGCCGCGAAAAGTGATGATGACAAATTTAAACCCGTTTTAAAGGCGGCTGAAAAGGCGTTTAAACACCTACATAAAAAAGGAGGATATAAACCTGAAGATATTAACGAAAAACCATATCGTGACCTGATAGATCAGACCTACAAAGTTTTTGATCCGGTTATTCAGGACAATGATATCCCGTCCGAAATGCTGGCCAAGCTTCAGAACGATGCCTTTGTATTTGCAGGCCTAAAAACCCACGCTCAATTATTGGAGGCCTCATCAATACTGATGGATGATAAGGGACAAATTAAAAGTTATGATAAGTTTGCCTATGAATTCAACAAGATCAATCAGAACTACAATCAAAACTATTTAGAGTCAGAATATCAGTTTGCGATTAGCAGTTCACAAATGGCATCCAATTGGGCTGCAACTGATCCTGATGGTCGTTATTATCTCCAATACAGAACCGCAAACGATGACAGGGTACGTGAAAACCACAGGGTTCTACAAGATACCACGCTTCCAAAGGATGATCCTTTCTGGCTGTCCTATTATCCGCCTAATGGCTGGCGATGTAGATGTACAGCCGTTGAAGTACTGAAAGATAAATACGAATTATCTGACAGTAAAAAATCATTGGAACGGGGGGAAAAGGCTACAACCCAAATTGGTAAGGATGGAAAGAACAGGTTAGAAATGTTCAGGTTTAATCCCGGAGCAGAACAAAAAGTATTTCCACCAAAGCATCCGTACAATAAAGTGAAAGATGCTGAAGTTGTGAAAAATCAACTTTTACCGGAATAAAAAATATAATTAATTTTAAAATATGGATTTCAATCAGTTTCATAAAAACATTCTTAATGATGTCAGAATTGAGTTGATGGATGAGTTTGACAGGAACTTTCAACGAAAGGCTTTCTTTGATAAAAAATGGCCAAGTACTAAGCTGATAAATCGTAAAGGATCAATGATGGCCAGATCCAACAATTTAAGAAGAGGATATCGGGCAAAAATAGAGGGTGAAAAAATTGCGTTCTCAAACTCCCTGCCATATGCATCTATTCAAAATGAGGGTGGACAAATTAAAGTAACTGCGCAAATGAAAAAATACTTCTGGGCCATGTTCTACCGTTCAACGGGGCAAATAAAACGTAAGAAAACCGGAGCAATAAGCCAAAGTAGGAACAATAAACAGGTAAGTATAGAAGCTCAGCAATGGAAAGCTCTGGCTCTAATGCCGATCGGTAAAAAAATAAAAATTCCAAGCCGACGCGTAATTGGACCGCATCCAAAAATAAAAGTCGTTATTGAGAAGATTGTAGATAAGAATATTAATGACTTAAATAATTACCTAAAAAACAACCTAAAACAATAATTATGGAAAAATTACTTTTAAATATCAATGAAAAATTAGAACAGGAAGTTACAGACCTAAAATATATTGATGAGAATTGGGGACAGTTGCAGTATTATGGTTCCGATTGTCCTGTAAAATGGCCTTGCGCCCTCGTGGATTTTGCATCTGGTCAGTTTTCAAATAATTCCTACAGCTATTCAAATGATACAGGAACCGAACAGCAGGGGGTGATATCCATTGAAATAACGATTGCAAAACTAAAGTTAAGCCCTACCAACACCGCAGCAAAACTAAGCCAAAAAACAAAGGGATATGAGATATGGGAAACTGTAAACAGAGTCCATAAAATTCTTCACGGATGGAAGCCTCTTCCAGAGTCAGGCGAATTGTCAAGGGTATCAATTCAACAGATAAAAAGGGATGATGGAATAAAAGAAATTATTGTAACCTATTCAATAGGGTTACATGGTTGTTAATTCATTCAATTGCCTTTCTATAGGACAATTTAGAATTGTATTTAATGTAGTTCGGGAAATAGGGTAAAAAGGATAAATATACTTACGCAAAACAACGGTATCAGGAATGTCTTCTGTTTTGTGTTTTATATATAGATCCCTAATTTTCTGATATCTCAGTAAAGTGTTTCTATGTAATGGTTTACTCATACTTTATGCAAATATATGGAAGTAATTTCCATTATGCAATATAATAAAAAAAGCAGTGAAAACACTGCTTTTAATCTTGTAATAAATAGTAATAGGACTCTAAAAGTGTTTCTGCACTATTCCCTTTTATTTCCAAATTTTCTTCAAACTTCTCTTTATATATCCTACCTACAAATTGATTTTTATCATCATAGAAATTATAAGAAGAAGCATCTGTGTAAATTGATACGTATGGATTGTCTTTATCACTTTGATTCGCATTAATCAGCCCTTTTAAGAGCATTGAAAACACTGATAAGGTTGTTTCATCGTTTTCCTTTTTTGCAGTGCTTATAATATACTTACAGCGTTCAATATTTTCAGTTAAACTTTCACTCTTAACATTTAATTTTCCATTATAGAAAGTAATTAAATCATTATATGTTAAAGTTTTGTATAACTGTTTCTGACCAAAAACCAAACCAGAAAGGAGAATAAAAAATAAAAAAAGCTTTTTCATACTAATATTGTTTACACAAAGTTACAAAAAAAAAGGTGCGAACCCTTAGGTCCACACCTCTCACCAAACACTCATTTTAAGAAGACATGATACTATTAATTCTTAAAACATCCACAGATGATAAAACGCCATTCTTTTTAACAGAAAAAAATGTGATTGTTGTTTCAAGATTAGGCTCTGAAACAACCAATTTATATTTAACTCTTTCTTTGACATCGTTTGTTGAAAACTCTTTTAGAGCATTTTTAAACGCCCCCTTTGCTCCTGTAATTGTTAGTGATTTCATAAGCTTTATTTGTTTTACAAATTTATATTGAAGATTTTTTTTTACATTACGGATATCCGTTTTTTTTTAAATTAAAGATGGTTTACTTTCCGGTTTTGAGAAAATTCGTTTTGCGACTAAATGCCATATATTATCATCAGATGGCAGCTCGTTTCCTTTAACTGCACATTTGGTTGATATATTGGTCCGGGCAAAACAACTTCCATGAATTGGGGTTTCTTCATAGGTTTCATAATTCAGTATTAAATACCCTTTTGCCTTTAGCGCGTCCAGTACCTCCTGTTGTGAGTATTCAAATCCGTTTATTTCCATTTTCTTTTATTTTGATGTTGTCTATAAAATGGATTAACACCATTTGTAGGAAAAGAATTATTTTCAGTCACTATTCCTATTTTTTTTACTAAAAGGGTTGCTGTTTCCGCAGATGATGATATTTTTTTGAGTTCATCTGTATGATTTTGGAAAGCTAAACTCATACGAATAGCAAAAGCTTTCAGGTCTTCAACTGTCACTCCCACATTTCCGAACTTTTTTATAACTTCATTAAAATGCTCTGAATTTTCCAAGGCTTCAATATTTTGAGTGATCATATTTTTTGAGTGATCTTTTTCCATTAGATTAATTGTTTATGTAGTTCGTTTTTCATTTGTAATATTGCATTGGATTCGTAGGATCCAAATTCATCGGGAAAGTAAATTTCATAGTCTCTGAGAAAAACCAATAAAGCTTCAGCCTTATAATATGTTAGTTTCAAAGCAAAACTTTTATTTTTTTCCCGCCTTTCAATTGCTTTCTTGAGTAGCTCGGTTCTAAGTTCTTTGCAAATCGAAACAATAGATCTAAGGTTTTTCGCTTGACTTTGTAGATCCAATGTGTCTAAAATCTGCATACAGTTGTTTAAAACCAATAATTTACTGTTGTCAAGTGTAAGCAGCTTTTTCATTTTTCAAGACTTGTTTTATTACTGATACTTTATATTGGAAATTCCTATTACTATTTATCATAAAATCATACTCCTTGAGGTTATATACTATAGTACTATGATTTCTTTTCAAAATTCGGCCGATATGCTCGTATGTCAACCCTTCCGATTTCAAGACATTACTAATAATCTTTCTTGCATCGCAATAATCTTGTCTTCTGTTTTGTGACCGGACTTCTTTTGTGGTAACATCGAGAGTATTACAAATTTTTACCACAATTCTGGGGATTCTACATTTACTTTTCATGTTTTGTCAATATTTTAAGTTCGTCCAGTGAATAATTTTACCATGAAACTCTTTATCGAAATACTCAAAAAAATCATAATAATCAAAAAAACCGTCGTTTACTGCTAAAATATCTATTTCAGAAGGGAACAAATGTTTACCGTCTATAATAACATCTTTCGTTTTTGGATATATTCCAATAAATTGAGTGGAAATAACTGGAAAAGATGGGGCAAACCGAAACATGTTTTTTTGTCTTGCATTAATAAAAAAATCAATCATGGTTCCATCTTTCCAGCGATCTGTTTTATCCTCTCTTATTGTATGGATTTTAGCACGATGATAGATTGTATTGTTAAATTCAATTTTATGAATTGTTGCAAAATTTACCTTGCCTGCTTCCTGATATTTTACAGGAATAATCTTTTCTAAAACTTGCGGGTTAAACAATTCAGTTGCTTTATTTTTAGATATCTGATTATTTACCCAAAGTCCTGCAATAATCTTTTCGGGAAAGTATGTAGGTTTCCCATTAAGTTGTCTTGAAAAAGATAGTATCATATTTTTATCTTTTTCTTTTGATATGAATTAAGAATAGGCCAAATAAAAGCGCTATTCCATAGATGATAAAGATTAGTACCGCTAAAGCAAATGAACCCCAGAAAGGAGCCGTAACCCACCACCATGACCAATCAATGACATGGGTAAGCTTTAAAACAATGAATACTATTCCTAATAAAGCGGGAAAACTGATTCCGTAATTTGTATTTGTTGTATTTGACATAATTGATTTTGTTTAATTAATATTGATCTTTTTCGTAATAAAGTTTGTAGAAATGGCCTTTTTCATCCTGGTCCTGTTCAAGTTTATTGCGATCACCATGAACATAGATGTGAAAGTTCGTGTCAAGCTTTATGATACTTTTAAACTTAGCCTGTGACTTCTTTACAGCACCATCACTTATCGGAAATTCTTCAGCAATATTAATCTGCATATCCTGCTCATAATCGGTTTTAAAAGCATTAAAACTTTCAATTACCTTTTCATCACCTAAAACTTCAGTGGTGAAGTCTTCAAGCTTGAATTCTTCTTTCTTCTTGAAAAAGTTGATTGATTTATTCAGAAAGTCGGCCTGATCAGCTTTAGAAACTTCAAATTCTGTTGGAAGCTGTTTTTTGATATAGTCTTTAAAAACGTTTAATGATTCCTGTGTATGGAAAAAACCGTCGGTTCGCTGTTTAACCTTTAAAAAGTCTTCGAACCAGTAGTACATATCACCATTTTTGTTATTGTCTACAACAGAAAGAACATATCCGGATTCTTTATCTTTATTGTAGATTAATGCCGCCTTGTCAATTTTATCTAAACTGATCCCGAAATGCTGTTCGATTGGTTCGGGATTCATTGGAAAGATCTTTAAAAACGGTTCTCTTTTTTCTGTTTTAAAAATTCCGATTTTATCAACACTATTTCCATCTTGTGCAGGAAAATAAACGACAAACAAATTACCGCCCTGGATTCGCGGGTTTTCGGCAGCTTCATATAAATATCTTGCTATATCCTGGGAATAGCTTTCAAAATAAAATTTATCCTGAAAAATTTCATTGACTGCATTATAAACGTGATTTGTTGCAAGATAAGAATCACTGTAAAATTGATATGTTTCTTCCGTTTTAAAGGATCCTAAAAAATAATTTATTAATATTTCCTGGCTCGTTTCTTCCAGCTTTAATTCTTCTGTTGATAAGATAAGCCCATCATTTAAAATCTTATTGCCTACGTTGTGAACTATAATTTTCATATTGTTTAATTATTGATTATTTGTATTCTTTTTGCGATCTCTTCCACAACTTTTACGGTTACGGCATTCCCAAGCATTTTATAACGTTGTGTTTTTGGTATTTTTTTTACAGTTCCGTCATAATTTCCGTACTCTGTCCAATTGTCAGGAAATCCCTGTAAACGCTCACATTCTATTTCTGTTAATCTGCGAATTGAGTTTCCTTGTGAGATTACAGGTTGTCCTGATCCATCCTCTCTAGCTCTTGCTGGGATTGTAGGGGAAACATTATCTTTTATTGCCCTGAAGCCATTTCCATCTTTGTGAGTTCTCCAAGTTCCTATTTCTATCAAAGTCATGTCTGAGTTTAATCCTCCAGAATTTCCACCAACAGTCAAACATTTTGCTGTTTTAGGAATTTCGATGAAATTTCCAACCCATGACTTTCGATCATTAGCATTTAAACATTTTGCTATAGATTTTTGTGGATTTTCACTTGCACTCTTTTGTTTTTCTTCGTTATATAGTTCTTCATTTTTTCCGATAGGAAATACTCCTGGGTTGCTTTTTCCTGTAAGATGTCCGACAATGTATATCCGCTCTCTATTTTGGGGTAGAAACCACTTAGTATTGAGTAATTGACATTCAACTTCATAACCAATTTCGGTGAGAAGTCTATAGATTGTTGCAAAAGTTCTCCCATTGTCGTGGTTAAGTAAACCTTTAACGTTCTCGAGTACCACGCATTTAGGTTTACACTCCATAAGAATCCTAATGATTTCAAAAAACATAGTGCCTCTAGTGTCTTCAAATCCGAGTCTCTTACCAGCAAGGCTGAAAGGCTGGCAAGGAAATCCTCCTGTGAGTATATCAATGTTTCTAAAGTCTCCTGGTCGAATATCGACAACTGAACCGACGTATCTTGCATTTTTGAAGTTGTATTTATAATTTGCTATGGTATGTTTATCAATTTCACTGAAATAATGTTCTTCTATTTTATAACCTGCATCTATAAAGCCCTTTGTAAAACCACCAATACCCGAAAACAGTTCAACCAATTTCAGATTTGTTGTTTTTGCCATCATTACTTAAATTTTGAATTAGTAATGTTCTGCAGTACATAAATTAATTTAGAAACCTGAACTCTTGACATATCCTTTAAAGGCATTTTAACCGGACTTTTGTCTGATTTAAGAAACCCACCCAATCTATGAAGATCTACAAACTGAGGTTTATCTTCCTGTACCCATCCGAGTGTATGGCAAAGCGACAATACTGTTTTATGCTGTGAGTTTCTTTTATCAAAAAAGCCCCAAGCTGAATGATCTATTGGCTTACCAGTATTGAAAAAGTAAATTAGTTCACCTGCTTGCATCTCGCTTAGATCCTTGATGCTTTCAATGTGAAATCCTACCATTTCAGATATGGCTTCCAGCCTTTCTTCTCTGTCCCTGAATTTCCCACTGCAAATAGTTTGCAGCTGGGAAACTTGTTGTGTTGTAATTGTTGACATAGTTTTACTGTTTAAATTCAGGCAGAATGCCTAAAAAGTAAAATTTATCATTGAAACTACTACATGATGAATAATGAAGTACATCATCAATTTTACATGATGCTTCACCCGTTTGTATGAAAAAATTTCCTGAATATTGGCAGGGTGTTACTTCTGCTAAATACAGAAACATTTCTTCATCAATTTCGCATGGCGATTTACCTAGGTACTGATCTAAGTCTCCCTTGAAATTATTTTGCCAATCTTGATAGGTTTTGATACTTTGCTTTTCTTGTTCGGATAAAACCCAATTGGCTCCAGTTGTAAAATCTTCAATAATCGAATTCTTTGCAGATTCAAATTCAATATTGTTAAATTGTTCGGATCCTAAAGTTTCTTTTGCATGTAAAACAGCTGCTTCTGTAATTTTTGTTAAATCCATTTTGTAATATTTTAATTGTTTTTTGGTAGTAAAAAAGTAAGGTCGGTTTCTTTTGGTAAATCGACGCTTGTCATTGATAGTGGGATACTTCTTTCAATACCTGTTCCATCGGTATAGTAAGCTTCAATAAACCACTTTGACAGTTTTGGTCTATATTCCGCCTGAATGATCTCAACGCCTTTTTGAAAATCGCTTCCGGGATAATCTTTGTCAGCGATCTGTTTTAGTTCTAAAACTTTTTTACTGTCAAGATCTCCTTTTCCATTTCGCTGTAATAGCCTCATTACAGCTCCTAGTAGTCTTTTAGAATTATCATCTTTACCCAAACTTTCCAGAAACTTATGAACCATTACAATTCCGTATGAAGCGTTTTCGCCGTAGCCATCTGTTATCCTATAACCAAGTTTAATACTTTCTTTTCCTACAGTGATCGTGTGGCTTTGCTGGTTATTTTTAACGCCAATTGTTTCAATCTTCATTTTCAGGAAAGTTTCAAAATCACTGAAAACTTTAGCTTTTGCTTTTTCCAGGTTTTCGGATGCTTCGCGTAAAACTTGCATAGATCCAGGAAGCGTTTCGGCTGCGAGATCATCAAGGGCTTTCAGGTCATCAATCCTTTTCTGTTTGTCTTGTTTTTCAATCTCCTTGGCTTGATCTACAAGCTTTTTTCTATCTTCTGGAGATAATAATGTTATGTCTATAGTGGTCATAATGTATTGTCTTTAATAATTATTTCTTGTAATTGTTTTTGTTTTTCAATGAGTTCTGAATTTATTCGGATCCATTGGTCCTGATGCTTTTCATCTGCCAACATAGCTTTTAGGTTTGCTATGATCTTTTCCAGTTCTTCAACTGTTGGAGGAAACATTTCATTACTTCTCATTTTGTTGTATTTCTTTGCTTTCTTTCACTTCTGGACAATAGTCTTCACTAAGATGCTCAAGAATAGGAGTTCCTTTTTCGTCCATTCTGTCAGATAATCGTTCCTGAAAGCTTTTTTCGGGTTGTTCCCCTAATTCAGCAGCCATATTTAATACATAAGTTGAAAATGCTGTATCTATGGATTCTGTGGAATCTATGTAGATGAACATTAGAGCTGCAGCATTATGATCCGGACAGTTTTTTACTGCATGTACATCATCTTTGTCACTTAATAAGAATAAAAATGAGTTTGGAGTTCCCTTTAATTCTTCTGCAATGCCATCTAGGTGCATTTTAATAGTTTCGTTCATGTTAATTGTAGTTAAATTGATATTTTGGATTAATTGAAAGTTTCTTTTTTGGTAGAAGTGATGCTGGATAGAATTTTTCAAGATTTTCAGCATATTCCCGTAGGATTTCATAGTAAAAATGATAGGTGTCTGGAAGATCTTTTTTTATGTAATCCCCATATTCTAGCAGTAATCTGTTTTCAACCAGAATAGCCCATTGATTTTGATAATACTTCAAGAGACTATCATTCACGATCAAGTCGCGATCTGAATACTTAAATTTCATTGATATAGACTCGCACCAAGTCACATAATATCTGTGGATAAGGTTGTCATATCCCAGCAGATCCAATCCTATAGACTTTCGGACTGCTTTTCTCTTATTTGATTCTAAATTTGTATTTGCCATATTGTGAATTTTAAATTGTTAATCTGTGATATCGGATCCGAAAAGGATCATTGCCTTATGTTCATCAATCACGAACTTTCCGCCCGTGGTTCTACCACCAACTGTGGCAACAAGCCCCTGAATTCTTACAATTCGATCAGCAAGCCTTTTAATCATTTTCGCTGTTGCCGTATAGGGTTCTCCGCGTTCTTCGTGTGCAATGAAAATGAAAAGTTTATCTGGGTGATTGTCAATAAGCTTTTTTAAGCCTCCGTTTTTCAATTCATCTACATAAACCGTTACATTGTCGATAAAGATGATTTTAGGAGCGTATCGTGAACTCAAATACTCATTTAATTCATTAAGCAATACGCCTTTTCCGTATGCCTTAAACTTTTTATTCGTAACATCTACGTTAGCCCGTTTTAAAACATCCTGAAAGGATTCCTCCAGTCCCTCTTCTGCACTCAGATATAGTATTGATTCTTTTTTAGCCAGATAATCCGCAAATAGAATAGAAAACCATGTTTTTCCGTTTTTCTCTTCACCATAGAAAAGCCAAACTTTTCCTTTTCGTCCTGGATTGCCGAATGCTTCTTTCCAAACTCCGTCAAGCTCCAGCCTTTCGATGTTTTTTTCAACTATGCTTTTTAAAGTCTTCGTTCTCATTATGCACTAATTTTGATAAGTGTTTCCAAAGCTGATAATGATTTATCTTTGTCTAAGCATTGTTTTACCAATCTTCCAACGTCATCACCAGAATAATTGGCATTGGCAACTTGTGTAAGCAGCTCATACCTGAATGCTCTACGATCAGCCACACCTGTAGGTGTCAGCTTAATGAACTCCTCAGAGAATCTTCGGAATATTTCTGCATAACCAACTTTATTGGTGCTGATTCCTCTTTCAATTTTTGCTCGTAGACCATCCGCCCCCATCATATACCATCCACAAACTCCTTCCGATGAGTTCCACAGTTCTTTAAGTTCCAAAAAGGCAGTGTATTCAAGATCTCCCAATTCATCCAAAATAATAATCGGGTTATCAAGTTGTTTTAAGTAATATTTAAGATTGGCCTTTACGTCTACATATCGACCCTTGTTATCAATCCCCAATGTTTTAGCCAATAATCTGATAAATTGCTGTTTTGTCTTTGCCTGAGAACAGTCAAAATAAAAAGCATTCTTTAATGATTTAACAATGTGTCTTGCACTGAAAGTCTTACCAATTCCACAGTCATCTACAAGAATCATTGATGCACTGAAGTGTTGACAAAAATTGATATTATCTTGAATTTGTTGATAAACAGACGTTCTTACTACATTCCAGTTTGATTTTTTTGTATTGATATCCAATTCACGGCCTATTTGTAACCATTGACTTTCCGAGATTATTTTTTCAATTTCTCCCGCTTTCAGTCTGCTATATACAGCTCCAGATATGCCATATATTTTCGCAAATTGTGCATCTGTCCCTCCAAAATTTGGACGACGTTCCAAAAGTGCTAACCTTACTTGATGCTTGTATTCTGTTGTTAAGTTTATCATGTCGTTAATTTTTACTATTTAAAAAATGAGTTTCTCCAGTTTACTGTTGGAGGTTGGGTATTAAATACTTCGTCATCTGGTGTATCAATTATTTCTGTTGCCCCAGATTCAACAAATTGTTTTCGGTTCATACCAGGAATAAAGAATCCATTTTTCGGATGTGGTTTTGGTTTTTCTATGATGTTGATACGTAGCAATGATTTTTCCTGTTTTCTTATAAATCCATCTACACTTGCTGTATAAGAACTTTGTATTTCCCTCGCTTTTTCGTCTGCATCGGTTCTTTCAATGATAGCTCTGTTATATTTTGGCATCTCCTGGACTTCACAAATAAAACGATCCTGATAAAATGCTAATGCTTTTAAAACATTTCCCTGATTATCATCCAACCAATAAACATCAATGTCTTTTCCTTCAATAGCTTTTAGTGATGTAATTAGATCATTCCCTAACGAGATCATACCATTCATTGCGATGGCCCTTTTCTTGCCTTGCAGCTTTATATATCCACCGTTACAGGATGTTGGAACTTTATAACCTAGATATGGTAAAATAGCTTTCCAGTTGGTTGGCTTCAGGTTGGGATGTTGCATTTCAGTGAAATATTCCCAACGGGTACGGCTTGGATCCTTTGAATGTGGTGAATTGTTCCACTCAAAAATGTCATCGATCCCGTTTTGTATTATTTCATCGTATGGAATTTGTGGAATTTCACCCGAATTTTGCTGATTCGATTCTGATTTTGCCGTCGGACGTGCCAGCCATCCTTTACGTTTTTTCTCAACTTCATATCTCAATGCTCCAAAAAAGCGTTCAATTCTTTTACCTCTTGCATTATTTGCTTCAATTCTTACATTTTCAAACATATAGCCATCCTGTAGGAATGTTTTTGTAAAGCTGCTGTTCAATGCAGATTCAGCTTCAAGTTCTGATGGCAGATTAAAACCCCATTCTGTATAATTTCTTACCATCTGGCGATAAAACTCAGTAATAATTCCTTCTTTTGATTTTCCATAAACAAAAACTGTAAAACATTCACTAGCTAGGTCAATTCCATTGTAAAACCATGCACGCTTTCCAGTAAGATCTTTAAATGGTGGTTGTCTGTCATCAATCGATATGATAGATCCAGCGAACTTTGGAGCCTCTAATTGATGATGTGGTTTAAACATACCCATGTATTGTTGCCTGTCTCCTGATCTGGTCTTGTAAGTTGCTGCCTTGTTTTCCCATTTAGACAAATACGCCTTTACTGTACTTTCCGAAATTTTAGGAAATTCCTTTGGATTGTATACTTCTCCTGTGGTTTCATTATAAACCTCTGCATATCCACTCAAAAAAGCATCATAAGACCGATGTATTTCTGTTGCTGTAGGTTTGTGACTTTGAGTAGAAAAAAGCCCGTTTAAAATCATCAATACGTTTTCATCTACTTTCAAGGGGTTGATTTTTCTTTTTCCCTCAACATCTTTAATAATTGACAGGTAATTGAATTGATAGGTAATGTTCTTATATTTAAATTCTGTTTCAAATGCATTTAAAGTCTCTTTAAATCTAGTTGAGTGTGTTGGTAGATTATGAGTGGGTAATTCCATTTTTGCCAGATATGCATTAAAACTGTTTGATTCATCACATAGAAAAGTATTAATACCTTTTAAGGACATTCCCAACTTTACGCGCTCTGTAATATGCTTTTCTCTCAATTGAAGCAAAGAAATTAAAACACTCGCATTGGTAATATATCTTTGCTGCTCAGAGGGGAGTAGGTAGGTTCCGTCTGGACGGCTAAAACTTGTATAAAAATCTACTGCGATAGAATCTGTTTTGTAGAAATAAAGTAAATTATGTTCCATCTTTCGAGGATCTCCTAACGCTTCCTTCACATGGGTAGGTAGGCTATCAAAATCAATGATAAGTTTTCTATTTCGGCAGCCTCTTTGAAGTGGTTTGACTCCATAAGTTTTATGTCTGTTTCTGCTGATTTCCTTAGATAGAACATTCTGACTACTCCAAAACCTTGGAATAAGTTCCTCAACGGTAACCGCTACATTATTTGTATTATTCCAAAAGTGAGGCATATTATAGTATTGTATTAGGAAATTCTGATCTTACTGTCCATGAAATAAGACCGCTGAATAGTAAATGCTTAATTCTAAACTCAATAGTTTTTCCATCAAGTGAATAATGCCAAGTTTTCTTTGTGTTATAAATAAATTTCATGTTATTGATTTTTGAATTGTTCAATTGCGTCTTGTGTAGGTTTTATCATCTCATAATACTTCTTACGTATATTGTCTGCTGTTCTACTTTGTTTTTCTTTTCTAATACTCATTCTCACGAATCTTGTACTTACTTCAAATTCTTCTGACAATACATTAAGGATATCCGTATTGTAACTTTGTCTTTTTTTCGTAGGTTTGCTCAT